GAATCTTAACCAGGACATCATGAAGCGGGCCACGGACATAGCGAACACCTATGGCCTGGTCATCGGATCGCAAGCCGCCCAGCAGACGAAAGAATTCTCATATCAGCTCAACATCCTGAACGTCATCTTTGATGCGGTCAAGGTCCAGGTCGGCAACGAATTGCTGCCCACGATCGTTTCCCTGGCCGGTACGCTGGGCCAATTCGCCGGAACGGTGCTGCCCTATGTCATGGGATCGGTGAAGGCGTTTATCACGGTTTTTGAGGGACTGGCTCTGTCCGTGAAACTGGCGGGAGATGCCATTGTCGGCACCCTTTATGCCATAGGAGATATGGTTGCGGCTGTTGCCAAGGCTGTTGTGGCGATCGTCCATGGTGATTATCAGGGTGCCTGGGATGCCATGAAGGAAGGATATGCCGATGTAAAGAACGATATGAAGGCAACCGGCGAGGCCGCGGTCGCCGATGCCCAGAAGACAGCCGACCGTCTCGAACAGCTTCGGATGCCGAAAGGTGGCGCAGCTGGTGCCGCAGGCCCCGGAAAAGGCACAAAGAGTTTCCAGTCTCCCGATAAAGAAAAGAAGGACAAAAAAGACCCCTCCGAGATGGCTGAATGGCGGGACGAGCTTGAACAGAAGAAGATGGATGAAAAGGCCTACTTCGACTACTCGACCGAACAAGAGATCGCCTTCTGGGAAAGCAAAAAGAAGCTGGCAACAAAGAACAATAACGACCTGTTTCAAATAAACCACGCCATCTATGAGTTGCAGAAGAAGGACGCCCAGCAGGCCATCAGCGACCAGCAGAAGGACATCGAGACCGAGCTGGCGCTTGCCGAAAGGTCGACGGCCTCCAAAAAGAAGCAGCTCGATGCCAAGTATCAGCTCGGTGAGATATCCGCATCGGAGCAGATAAAGCAGGAACTGAAGCTCGAAGACGAGCTTTATGCCGCCCAGCAGGAGCAATTTGCACGATGGAGGAAATTAGAGGAACAGAAGCCTCAGATAACGCAGCAGGTCGAGGACCAGATTCAGAAGATAACCGAGAAGCACAACGAACAGGTTGCCCAGCTCCACACCAAAGAAGCCCTGGAAACGAAAAAGACGTTTGATTCTATCACCGCACCTATCCAGTCGGCCCTCGATACGTCCGTCAAAGGCATGATCATGGGGACCACCACCCTTCAGAAAGCCGTCGCCAACCTGGGGCAATCCATCGTTGCCAGCTTTGTCGACATGGGCGCGAAGATGGTCATGAACTGGCTGAAAAACGAGGCCATGAAGCTGAACATCTCGGAAGCCTATACGGCCATGAAGGTTGCCCTTGGCCTTGAGGAGGCAACAGAGAAAAAGGTTGTTGAGGTGGCGGCAGCGGAAGAATCCATCGCAACGCAGGCGGCGGTGGCGGCTGCTGGTGCGGCGGCTTCACAGGCCGATATCCCCTATGTTGGCCCGGAGTTGGCAGTTATAGCGGCGGCAGAGACTTATGCGATGGTTATGGGTTACGCAGTAGCGGCGACGGCCGCGGGCGGATACGACATCCCCACGGGCATCAACCCGATTACCCAACTGCACTCCGAGGAAATGGTTCTGCCTGCCGACCTGGCCAATAATATAAGAAATATGAGCGGTGGCGGCGGCGGGGGCGACACGTTCAACATCCAGGCCCTGGACACGAAGTCATTTTTTAGCCGTGAAGGGCGCAAGGTGATTAAGTCTCTCGCGGGTTCAGCGAGGCGCATGGGAGCGAGGGTATAAAATGTCAAACGTGGTTTTTCCGGCAACGATGGGCCTAAAGTGGGGGCTGACCAAGATTCCCATATTTTCGACCCGTATCCAGCAAGCGACATCCGGCAAGACGCTCCGGGCGGCATTCTATCAATATCCGCTCTACTGGTACGATTTATCCTATGACATTCTGCGCGACGACGTAGCCCATAATGAGCTGAAAACGCTCATGGGCTTCTATTTGTCCCGCCAGGGCGCGTTCGATTCCTTCTTGTATATCGACCCATCAGACAACATCGTCACAGGCCAGGCCATCGGCATCGGTGACGGCAATACCAAGACATTCCAGGTGGTCAGGACCTACGGGGGGTTCGTAGAACCCTGCTACGACATCCAGTCGCCTGTCAGCCCGACACCGATCCTGAATGTCTATATCAACGGGGTCAAAAAAACCATAACCACGGACTATTCGATCGCTTACTTGAATAGCGGGATACTGACCTTTGTCGCGGCGCCCGGGAATGCCCTTCCGATCACAGCGGACTTTTCATATTACAAGCGGGTGCGCTTCGCGGAATTTAACGATTCGTCGGGGAGCGATTCGTTCAGCCAGTTCATGTACAATTTATGGGAAGTTCAGAAATTATCTTTCATTACAGCAAGGTAGAATGATGAAAACAGTCTCTGGGCCATTACTGACATTGCTGGGAGCAAGCAGCCAATTCTATATGGCAGAGGTTCTCACCATAACGCTTTTGGGCGGCGCAGCCCTCTATTATACGACCCTGGACACAGACGTTTCGTGGAATGGCCACACCTTTTCATCGAGCGGGCTACTTTTAACGCGCAGTAAGATCACACAGGTGCGGGGACTGGAAGTTGATGAATTGCAGATCGAAGTCTACCCGACAACGGCCCAGATCGGCGGAATAGGCTTCCTGGCGGCTGTCAGCAACGGGGCGCTGGACGGCGCAACGGCAAAGCTGGAAAGGGTTTACTATCCGGCATGGGGACAGGCGGCAACCGGAGGCTATACGCTTTTCACGGGGCTCGTATCGGACATTGAACTAGGGCGCACCTATGCGACGATTAAGGTTTCGAGCCAGATCGAGCTGCTGCAATCCGTGTGGCCCAACCTTGTCTATCAGCCCGGGTGCGCCTGGAAGCTATATAGCCTGGGGTGTGGCGCATCAAAGGCTTCCTTCACGGTATCCAGCACAGTCAAAGCGGGGACGCTGACCGTCAATGGATTTTCGACCAACTTGACGCAGCCCGATGATTATTTCGACCTCGGCGTCATCACGTTCACATCCGGCAATAACTCGGGAATCACCAGGACAATCAAGAATTTTTTGCATGCAAACGGGATCGTGAACCTGGTGCTGCCCCTGTCTAAGCTTCCGGTGGCCGGGGACGGCTTCACTATTTACCCTGGCTGCGATCATTCGCTGGCCACATGCACCAATAAGTTCAGTAATTCATCTAATTTCAGGGGATTTCCTTATATCCCGGTACCGGAGACCGCATATTGATAAACGAGATAGAGATACGGAAAGCGATAATTGACGAGGCCATCACCTGGATACGGACGCCCTGGCACCACGAGGCGAGGGTCAAAGGGGCAGGCGTAGATTGCGGCATGTTCCTATTGGAAATCTATGAAAAGGTCGGCCTTATTCCCCATATCCAGCCGGATCATTACAACATGGATTTCATGATGCACCATTCGGAAGAGTGGTTCATGGAGACAATCCTAAAATATGCCGACGAGATCACGGAGGAGCCCTTTCTGCCCGGTGATGCGATGCTGTTCAGACAAGGAAGAATTTACAGTCACGGCGCCATCATCCTGGACTGGCCACGGATCATCCATGCGTCGGCATCGGACAAATGCGTCACCTATGGAGACGTAAATATGTATCCCCTGGCAGGAAAAAAACGGAAAATATTCAGATGCAAGGTGTTTAAATAATGGCAGATTTTGGAATTGCAGAAGCCGCAGCCATAGGAGCTCTTGTTGTCGCCGGAGCATCAGTTGCGATTGCGGCCTCCGCAAGCAAAGCTTCGCTCAGTAATCAGTCGCCCGGCTATAATGCCATCCGTATCCAGACGTCTACCTCCGGAATGGTTATTCCCGTCGTTTTCGGGACAACCAGAACAACAGGCAACTTTATCTGGGCGGACGGATTTACCGCAGTGGCGCATCCCGGGGCAGCTGGTGGCGGCGGCAAGGGCGGCGGAAGCGCGCCTGCTAGCGTCACTTATACTTATGCAATATCTTTCATGATGGGACTCTGCGAGGGGCCGATAGCCGGTATCGGCCAAGCGTGGCTCGACAAAAGCATATACGCGAATATTTCAGATGCGGGTATCGGGGTGATCCTCGGTTCCTATCCCCCTTCTCCCTGGGGATGGCTGCTGTCTAACTATCCCGGAGTGGCCTTGAGTTATCCAGGCGTTGCCTATGTCTGCGCTGTCAACTTTGACATGGGGAATTCCGATTCATTGCCCAATATGAGCTTTGAGGTCCAGGGGATGAATATAGTGCCGGGACTGCAGGACTCAAATCCGGCTGATATCATTACCCAGATGATCACGAACAGCAAATTCGGGGCTGTGCCTTCCTTCCCCTTGGATACCTCGGACTATGCCACCTATTGCTTGGCCAATAACTTTCTCCTGAGCCCGGCATTCACCGACCAGAAAGCGCTAACTGATCATATCAAGGACATTCTTGATCACTCGAATTCGACCTGCATCTGGCATGACGCCTCGACATTGCGGATAGTACCCCTGGGCGATACGTCGGTCACCGGAAATAGCACCACATGGAATCCAAACGTAACGCCGCTATATGACCTGATTGACGACGATTTCCTCGGAGATAATTCATCTGATCCCATAAAAGTTAAACGGAAATCCCCAGCCGTGGCCGAGAACGATATTAAGATCGAATATCTGGACAGGACGAATAATTACAACGTCTCGGTTGCTGAGGCCATGGACCAGGGCAGCATCGACCTTTACATGCAGCGGCCATCGTCGACGATCAAAATGCATGGAATCTGCCAGACTTCGATCGCATCCGCCATTGCCCAGCTCGTCCAGCAGCGCAACCTCTATATCAGAAATGAATACGATTTTCAGCTCAGCGGCATGAAATACGGCCATCTTGAGCCGATGGATATCGTGACGCTAACCGACTCGGCTCTAGGGCTGAGCAAATACACGGTCAGGATCGTCCAAATAGAAGAGAATGACAACTGGGACCTCGACATTGTGGCCGAGGACTTCCCTCTGGGCGTAGGCCATGCGGCGACCTATAGCAGGCAGGGCGGAAGCGGACT